TGGTAGATATTATTATCACCACTCAAAATTGGGCTCAATATTCTGAAACCGCTTTGTTTTCTAATCTTGACTTCAATCCTGAACCCCCATTCATTACCGTAGTTAGACAACCAGAAGTTAAGTTTGGAACAAACCCATCATTACAATATACAATACCAAATAGAAAACAATTTTATTATGCCTCAGTCCCAACTTGGAATGGTAATGAACAAGGTATGGACATTTATACAATACCTCAACCAGTACCTGTTGATATAAATTATAGTGTGAAGATTATCTGTAACAGAATGAGGGAGTTGAATCAACTTAATAAAGTTGTAATGCAAAAGTTTTCATCAAGACAAGCTTACACTTTTATCAAAGGACAGTATGTACCAATCATCATGAATAATATTTCAGACGAATCACAAACTACTTTAGAATCGAGAAAATATTTTATTCAAAATTATGACTTCACAATGCTAGGATATTTGATTGATGAAGAAGAGTTCCAAGTAAAGCCAGCAATTGCAAGAGTTGCTCAAATAATGGAATTGGACACTACGGTATTAAAAGGTAGAAGAGACAAATTTCCAAAAAATCCTGATGAATTCTTATCAAACTTTTTATATGTTGTAGGAAGAACAACATTGAGTGATGTAATTGATTTTACGGCAAACCTATCATTCGTAGATTCTACAAATGTTGATAGTTACGATGTTTATATCAATGATGATTATTATGGTAGTGATGTACAAGAAATACAAATCACAACAAACGATGTTTTGAGGATAGACATTGTGAAAACTGACAACACAAAAGAATCAACAATCAAGTTCGAATCTAAGTTGGTTTAATCTTCTCCGTATATATCTTTTTTTTCTTTACACTTTTCGAGGATAAGGTTTTCGAGAAATTTATAAATCTTTATCCCTCGTTTGTCACAGTACTTTTTTAGTATCTCATGTACTTCAGGTGATATTTTAATGTTCTTTATCTCTTTGATTGTTTTCATAGGTAGAAAAAAGGCAGAATTAATTCATACTGTTTATAAATAGATATTCAAAAGTCAAGTTTTTTCATTCAGATATGAATATTTATCAATAAAATAAATCTGCAATAGAATAATTTAAAGAATGGCAACACAAGTAAATCAAAAGGTATATGTATCACCTGGAGTATACACATCTGAAACCGACTTATCATTTGTTGCTCAGAGTGTTGGTGTAACTACATTAGGATTGGTGGGGGAAACGATTAAAGGTCCCGCATTCGAACCTATATTTATAACCAACTACGATGAGTTTCAAGCATATTTTGGGGGAACGGAACCTACCAAATTTGTAAACACACAAATCCCTAAATATGAAGCGGCGTACATCGCCAAATCTTATCTACAACAATCTAACCAACTTTTCGTTACGAGAATTTTAGGATTGTCAGGATATGATGCGGGTCCATCTTGGAGTATCAAGGTGATAGCAAACGTTGACCCAACAACAATTGGTTTGAACCCAACATCGGGAACTTCATGGACCGCTGTGTTTTCAGGTTCATCAACAGGTAACACGGTACAATTTATTGGAGGAGCATTACCATCGTTTGTTCAATCAAACTTAAATACACAATATAGATTATCTGATGGAAGTACTTCAACTTATCAATTGGATTTCAATACAAATTTAGATTCTATCATGGATGACCCATCATTATCGGCAACTACTTCAGTTGTATATGGTGCAATCCCTGAGAATGATTTTTACAATTTGACTAATGTTTACTCAAATGTTGTAAATGAGTTTGGTTCAGACACAGTTAACTTAGCAACAAACGATTTGACTTCTGATTTGAACGACCCTTGGTATTATTCAAATTTTGATATTACTACAGGTAATAATTACTCAGGTTACTCATTCTATTACGCTGTAACTAACTTAACATCTAATGGAGATAGTTTCACAGGAACGGTATCAGGTAACTCTTATATTTTCTCAGGAACGGCTTATCCAGATTATAACAACATGGTTGTTGCAACATTACGTTCGAGAGGTATTTCTCTTTTCGCAAACAATGCAGATAGTGACCAACATGGTCCGATATATGAAGTAAGTGGTACATCTGATGTACAATTAGTTTGTACTGAACAATATTCAGGAGTTACACAATCACCATTTGAAACTTTCTTAATTTCAGGTGTCACTAAAGACGGAGATAACTTCTCTTTCGAAACTTCAATGTCAGCAGCATCATCAAAATATATTACTAAGGTATTAGGGGTTGATAACTTTGGAAAATCAAGAAATGAAGTTCCTTTATTTGTTGAAGAAATTTATCCAGCTAGTTTAAATTACGCTTACAACCAAGGATATATTCGTGGGTTGAATTGTAACTTAATTGCTTTAGAAGATGCTAGAAGTGAAAACCCACAATCTTTAGCTTATAAAGTAACACAATATAAATCACCAAGTACTCCTTTCTTAGTTTCTGAGTTAAGAGGTAATAAAGTTTACAACCTATTCAAGTTCATCTCAATCTCCGATGGAGACGCGGCTAATACTGAGGTTAAAGTTTCAATTTCTAACTTATCATTCAATAATATGACGTTTGACGTCTTAGTTAGAAACTTCTTCGACACTGACGCTAATCCTGTTGTGATTGAAAAGTTCACTAACTGTAACATGGACCCTGCTTCTAACAACTTCGTTGCTAAGAAAATCGGTTCAAGTAATGGTGAGTACGCATTGATTTCAAGATATATAATGGTTGAAATGTCTGACGAAGCTCCAATAGATGCTATCCCTTGTGGATTCTACGGATACACTCAAAGAGAGTATGAATCAGTAACAAACCCTTCACCTTATATTGTATACAAAACAAAATACTACTTCCCTGGTGAAGTAATTTATAACCCACCATTTGGAGCTTCAGCAAATGCAACTGAATCCGCTGGTGACATTGTAAGAAGAAGTTATTTAGGATTTTCAAGTCAATTTGGAATTGATGAATCATTCTTACAATATAAAGGAACACAAAACCCTGCTAACTGGGTATCTTCAGCAGTACCTGTAGAAGGTCAGGCATGGAACTACTTAAGTAAAGGTTTCCATATGGACTCAGGTGCTACTGTAGTTACAATTTCTAACTCTTTCTTAACAAGTGGAGAGACAGCGTTTGAATGTGGTGTTGCTGATTTCACAAGAGACCCAGAAACTCAAGAAAACCCTTACTATTTTATTTACTCAAGAAAGTACACAGTATGTTTCGCAGGTGGATTCGACGGATGGGATATCTATAGAGAATACAGAACAAACCAAGATAGATTCCAATTAGGAGCTACAGGTTACTTAGCGGGAGCTTCAGCTTCAACAAGATATCCAACGGCAACAGGAGATGGTTTATTCAAGAGAATTGTTGTTCAAAACAATACTCAAGATTTTGCTAACACCGACTACTACGCTTACTTACTTGGTATCTTAACATTTGCTAACCCTGAATCTACTAACATTAACGTATTTGCTACGTCAAGTATCGATTATGTTAATAACTCAAACTTAGTGGAAGAAGCTATCGACATGGTACAGTTCTCAAGAGCTGATTCGGTTTATATCGCAACAACTCCTGACTACCAAATGTTTACTCCTGACGCAACTAATTCTTTAGATATCATCTACCCACAAGAGGCGGTTGATAACTTAGATAATACAGGAATTGACTCTAACTACACAGCAACTTACTACCCTTGGATTTTAACAAGAGATACTGTAAACAATACACAAATCTACTTACCTCCAACAGGTGAAGTTTGTAGAAACTTAGCGTTAACAGATAACATCGCATTCCCTTGGTTCGCATCAGCGGGTTACACAAGAGGTCTTGTAAACTCAATCAAAGCGAGAGTTAAGTTGACACAAGAAGATAGAGATACACTTTATCAAGGTAGAATTAACCCTATCGCAACTTTCTCAGATGTGGGAACAGTAATTTGGGGTAATAAAACGTTACAAGTTGCTGACACCGCACTTAACAGATTGAACGTAAGAAGATTATTAC